TCACACAGAACCTGTTCTGTTTTAATTTGTTGTATCTTCATGTAATACCTTCATGACCAGCAAGGGATACCCCTGCATTATTTAACGCACCTTGAGATGATGATGTCATCGTCTCATTAGAGAACAATAGTCTTCTTACTGTTGTAACTTGACCGCCAGCAAATCCATTCGTTCTTCCACCGCAAAGAAAACCTCTACTATCATTGGATACACCACCAGACTGACCAATGGCATCTGGCATAATATCCCCTAGACTTGACATAGTATCATTAGAAAATTGTAATCTGTCAACTCTATCAGAGTTTGCTGTAGCAGCATCATTAGTATATCCACCACACCAATATCCTCTAGTGCGACTCTCCACCGAACCTGTACTGTCTCTTTGTTCTGATAGTTGATCACTCAAATTACTATCAGTGTCATTAGTGAATTGTATTTTCGTCACCTGTCTTGACCAGGTATTTGAAGAGACGTATCCTCCACCAAAATAACCATTAGTGGGACTATTGACAGCACTCAAAAATGATCTATTGGTCCAAGTAACTGTAAAAGTACTGGTTGAAGTGTCACTAGAGAATGTAAGTTTATTGACAGTATTATTTTCGCCAAGAAAAAATGCTAATTTTTCATCAGAAGCACCAGCAAATGCCGACTTGTTTGCATTCAAGTTTCCTCTATTACTTGGAGTAGCAGAGTCATTAGAAAATTGTATTCTAAACATATCATCTTGAGCATTAAATGATGAATCAACACCACCAACATAATATCCAAAATTTATATTTCCAGCAGAAGCATTTTGTCCTCTACCAGAGGGAAGTGCCGTTCTTGATGCAAAGTTATTTGAATCCGTAGAAAAATCTTTTCTCTGAACGTGATCTAGACCGTTTGATGACCAGTCAAAGTTTCCGCCAAACCACCCATAACCTGCTTCTGGTGGATAAAATATTTTCCACTCATTACCATCTCTTATCCAAGCTTGAGCAACGTCTTTCCAAGAACCTCCGTCATAAACAGATAAGTTCTGGACTTCTTTCCACGTTCCACCATCATTTACATGTAAAGACATTATACCTTATACCAAATATCTCCGTTATTACCACCACTAGGATTACTTGTAGAAACAGTTTTTCTACCATAAGCATTACTAGCAGTTCCAATAGTTATAGTAGAACCAGACTCTGTAATTGGATCTGTTCCACCATAATTTGTTTGATTGACTGTAACCGATGAAGGACCTGAAGCACCTTGTACACCTTGAGCACCTTGTACACCTTGAGGACCAGTTCCACCACCAGAACCTGGAGAACCAGTAGCACCTTGACGACCTTGAGCACCCTGAACACCTTGAGGACCAGTTCCGCCGCCAGAACCTGTGGAACCTTGTACACCTTGGTGCCCTTGTGCACCTTGAGGACCTGTGCTACCGCCAGGACCACCAGCCCCTGTAGCACCTTGGACACCTTGAGGACCTGTGGGTCCAGTGGCACCTTGAACACCTTGAGGACCAGCTACAGTTGAATCTGCACCATCATCACCTTGATGACCTTGAGCACCCTGGACACCTTGAGGACCTGTAGAACCTGTAGCACCTTGGACACCTTGAGGACCTGTGGGTCCAGTGGCACCTTGAACACCTTGAGGACCAGTAGATCCACCAGCACCTGCTGCACCTTGAGCACCTGTGGGTCCAGTGGCACCTTGAACACCTTGAGGACCAGTAGATCCACCAGCACCTGCTGCACCTTGAGCACCTGTGGCACCTTGAACACCTTGAGGTCCTGTTGCACCAGTATCACCTTTGTCACCAGTTCTGGCAAACGTTATGATAATATCTTCACTATTACTAAAAGAGTTCGCAGATCCAGATACTCTTGTGCAGGGAACTTTAAAATAACCAGATGCTTCAGTTATTGATCCATTAATAGTAAATAAAGCAAAATCATCAGCGTTTAACCTATTAGAAATTCTAAAATGACCTTTGACCGTTGACGTTGAGTCATCAATAGTTCTTAGATACGCTTGAATATCTGTTGGACTTTGATCTTGATCATCAATATATAACTGACTAGCAGATGATAAAGTTGAATTATTGAATTTTAAAGTTCCACCACCAGGATCACTGTCTGTAGTATTTGTTGAAAAAGTATAATCAAAAGTAGCACCACCGAAGTTTCCATCAGCACCTTGAGGACCTGTTCCACCACCAGAACCTGGAGAACCAGTAGCACCCTGAACACCTTGGGCACCTTGAACACCTTGAGGTCCCGTAGGACCTGTTATTCCAGTGGCACCCTGATTACCTTGAGGACCAGTAGCACCTGCTGCACCTTGAACACCTTGAGGACCTGTTGGTCCTGTAAGTCCTGTAGAACCTGTAGCACCCTGGACACCTTGAGGTCCTGTTGATCCTGTAGCACCTGCTGAACCTTGAACACCTTGAGGACCAGCTACAGTTGAATCTGCACCATCATCACCTTGATGACCTTGAGCACCTTGAACACCTTGTGCGCCTTGAGGTCCACCAGAAGGTCCTGCTACACCCTGATGTCCCTGAAATCCTTGATTTCCAGCACTAACTATACGAACCCAAGAGGATCCATCCCATTGCCACCTTATACCATTCTCATTATGAATGTCATTAGTACTAGGGTTATTTGGGAAATTTAGAGCCATTATCTAGCTTTTTGAATATTTATTAGGTCTTCATGATGTAACAGAGTGCATAATATGGAGGTAGGTTAGCATTGGATGCAGATGAACCTTGTGAGCTAGTAGTTCCACTTACTGAGTGATTGTGAGTATTATTCTGAATACTTATACCGGTCGTACTACTATTAGTCGTTGTTGATCCTGATGGGTTTTGATAAGCTTCTTGTACTCGTGTTTGTGAATATCTTGCAGGGTCACCACTGTCCGTATGTTCCTCATAATAATTTAAATTGTGAGTATGACCAGAGTCGTTGATACCGTGATTGTGACTATTGTTGCTGGTATTTGCGCTGAATGTATGAGTGTGAGATACCAGTGTTGCATCAGCACTACCACCAGTAGCATCAACAGCATAAGTATCACCCGCACCAACAACAAATGTATTTCTTAAGTCTGGCGTGCTGTTCTGACCATCACACAATACCCAACCATTTGGAATAGCATCAGATGCTCCAGACCAGATAACAATAACTCCTGATGGAAGTGATGCATCAGAACCTGTAGGACCTGTAGGACCAGTAGAACCAGTAGGTCCAGTAGGACCTGTTGGACCTGTTGGACCCGTGGGACCAGTAGGACCTGCAGAACCCACATCACCTTGAGGACCGTTAGGACCTGTGGGTCCCGTAGGACCAGTGGGGCCAGTGGGACCAGTAGGACCTGCAGAACCCACATCACCTTGAGGACCTGTTGGACCAGGTACGGTTGAGTCAGCACCATCATCACCTTGAGGACCGTTAGGACCTGTGGGTCCCGTAGGACCAGTGGGGCCAGTGGGTCCGGCAGGACCTGTTGGACCTGTTGGACCGGTAGAACCTACATCACCTTGAGGACCTGTGGGTCCCGTAGAACCAGTGGGTCCTGCATCACCCTTAGTTCCTGTTCTTGCGAAAGTAACGATTATGTCTTCGTCATTACTAAATGATGTGGCACCAGAAAGATATGAGACGGTTACCTTATGATAACCAGTTGCCTCAGTATTTGTCCCAGTAATAGTGAAAATTGCAAAGTCATTTGCATTCAATCTATTGGATACTCTGACGTGACCTTTAATTGTTGAAGTGCTGTCGTCAATTGTTCTTAAGAATGCTTGGATATCATTACCACCATCATCTGCATCATCAATATACATCAATGTTGCAGAGGATAAGTTTGAATTATTAAATCTCAGATTTCCTTGACCAGGATCCGAGTCTGCTGTTGAGGTATCAAAGGTATAATCAAAAGTTGCTCCACCAAAGTTTCCATCAGCACCTTGAGGTCCTGTTGATCCACCAGGACCCGCCACACCAGTATCACCCTGATGTCCTTGAAAACCTTGAGGGCCAGTGGGACCGGTAGGACCAGTGGGACCAGTAGAACCTGTTGGACCAGTAGGACCCGCAGGACCAGTGGACCCATCATCACCTTGAGGTCCTGTTAAACCAACAACACCTTGGAATCCCTGAGCACCTTGAACACCCTGTGCCCCCTGGACACCTTGAGCACCCTGAACGCCTTGATTACCTGTAGGTCCAGTAGATCCAGTGGCACCTTGAACGCCTTGATTGCCTTGAGGACCGGTGACACCAGTAGCACCTTGAACGCCTTGAGGTCCTGTTGAACCAGTGGCACCTTGGACTCCTTGGAAACCTTGAGAACCCTGACTAGCAGAAAATCTCTCCCAAATTAATCCAGTCCACTTGAAAGAAACACCATTCTCCGTGTAGATATCATTAAGTGCTGGACTATTTGGAAAATTAAATACTGCCATTATTCAATTTTTGATTATTTATTTGGATTTTCCAATTTACTGATTCTATCCTTCAAATCAGTAATTGTATTGTTTTGCTCTTTCACTGCCTCAACCAGAAGGGCGACGAAGTTTTGATACGCAACTGACAAGTATTTACTGTTGCCATCAAAAACAAGTTCTGGAATAACTTCAGCAACCTCTTGTGCGATAAAACCAATATTAGTTTCACCAGTTTTCTTATAATCAAATTCTACACCACGTAAACGTAGAACTTTATCTAAGGCATTTTCAATGGCACGTATATTAGTTTTGAGTACAACATCAGAGTTAGCAGTAACAGTTCCCGCACAAGTCAGGTTACCATTACTTTCATCAAATGTGAATTGATTTCCAACTAATGGAGTTCTTGTGCCAGCACCACTTTCAGATACTAGAACTGGATATGCAGTTGAATCTGTAGTCGCTGCAACTGTTATTGAATTGCCAGGACCAGATGGTCCTGTAGGTCCAGTATTACCTGTAGAACCCTGACGACCTTGGGCACCTTGAACTCCTTGAGGACCTGTGGATCCGCCAGGACCTGTGGAACCTGTAGAACCCTGACGACCTTGAGCACCTTGGACGCCTTGATTTCCTGTTGGACCTGGAGCACCCTGACGACCTTGAGCACCCTGTACACCTTGAGGTCCTGTACCACCAGTAGGACCAGTAGGACCTGTTGGTCCTGTTGATCCATCAGCACCCTGAACGCCTTGAGGACCAGTGCCGCCTGTAGTGCCAGTATCACCTTGAGGACCTGTAGATCCAACAGCACCCTGAACACCTTGATGTCCTTGAGCTCCTTGAACACCCTGACTTCCCGCACCACCAGAAGTGCCGGTAGCACCCTGACGACCTTGAGCACCCTGAACACCCTGAGCACCGTCAGATCCAGCGGCACCCTGGACACCCTGGAAACCTTGCGCTCCAGTATCTCCCTTGGTGCCTGTTCTGGCAAAAGTAACAATTATATCTTCACTATTACTGAAAGAGGTGGAACCAGAAACATATGATACTGATACTTTATGGTATCCAGTTGCCTCAACATTTGAACCAGAAATTGTGAACAGAGCAAAGTCTGCAGCATTAAGTCTATTAGAAACTCTAACATGTCCCTTGATGGTGGACGTGCTGTCATCAATAGTTCTTAAAAATGCCTCAATGTTATTTGATCCATCATCAACATCATCAATATACATCTTTGTTGCTGACGTTAAATCTGAATCGTCAAACTTTAAAGTTCCATTTCCGGGATCAGAGTCTGTCGTGTTTGTACTAAAAGTATAATCAAAAGTGGCACCACCAAAGTTTCCATCAGCACCCTGAACACCTTGATTTCCAGCAGCACCCTGGCGTCCTTGGAAACCTTGAGGACCAGGAGCACCTTGAACACCTTGAGGACCCGTTGAACCGGTGGCACCTTGAACACCCTGATATCCTTGTGCACCTTGTACACCTTGAGGACCTGTGGATCCACCAGGACCACCAGCACCTGCTGCTCCTTGAACACCTTGAGGACCTGTTGGTCCAGTAGCACCCTGAACTCCTTGAGAACCAGTAGGACCTGTTGATCCAGTAGCACCTTGAACGCCTTGAAGTCCTTGAGGACCTGTTGTGCCAGTAGTTCCCTGAACACCTTGATGTCCTTGATGACCTTGGTGACCTTGAGCACCCTGAACACCTTGAGCACCCTGAACACCTTGATGACCTTGAGCACCTTGAACACCTTGACTTCCTGCACCACCAGAAGAACCCGCAGTTCCTTGAACACCTTGATGTCCTTGAGCACCCTGCACACCTTGGGGACCAGCTACACTTGAATCTGCGCCAGTGGCACCTTGAACACCTTGAGTTCCTTGAGCACCTTGTACACCTTGAGATCCTGTTGGTCCTGCTGAACCAGTTGCACCTTGGACACCCTGACTACCTTGAGGACCCATAGGTCCTTCAGATACCTCTACCCACTGATTACTATCACCATCAGCATAATAAACGGCAAGATTAGCACTTAAATTGTTCCACCACAGATTACCAATCTCAGGATTTGCTGGTGCTGTTGAAGAAATGGCAACAGTTCCACCAACACCAGTTAGATTTGAACCATCTCCATAATAATAATTTGCTGTTACAACACCAACAGAAAGGATTGTTGTATTTGCAGGATTAGCTGCAGCAAGAGGATTTGTTGTACCAATTCCTACAGATGTGCTCGTATTTAATCCTGCGTTTGTTTTTTGCCAATATCCAGCACTTATTCCAGTTAAGTTTGATCCATCTCCATAATATTCATTAGCAGTAACAATACCCGCAGATAGAATCGTGGTGTTTGAAGAATTAACAACACTAAGGGGATTAGTGGTTCCTATACCAACATTGGTAAGGGTGTGAATACCGGCATTAGTATTTCCCCATCTAGTAAAGGCAGATAGATCATCCAACAGACCAGCATTAGCATCAACCCACTGAGCACTGTCACCGTCATTGTAATAAACTTTTAAACGACCTGTATCACTTTCCCACCACAAATCGCCATTATTAGCACCGGGTGGTGCATCATCGGATATTGTTACAGTCTCACTACCACCAGAAGTTTCTACCCACTGAGCACTATCAGCATCCACATAATAAAGGAAAAGTTCACCAACATCACTATCCCACCATAAATCACCATTTTTCGGTGCTGGAGATGTTGGAGGATTTTCAGAAACCCTTACTCTTGCATCAGAGGCACTAAAGGTAATAGTGGAAATAGTTCCACTAGCGATAGCAGTTACAGCAGTGCCAACAAAGTTAATCTTCGATATACTATTAGCAGTGCCTACAAGAGTTCCCTCATCAAAAATACTGACACCACCTGGTTGTAATCCGGGTTGTTCTTGCCAATATCTATCGTAAGCATCACCATTCGGAATGGTAATTAGTTGATAATATGTATTAGATAGAGGAACACTTTTTTCACCAGGAAATCCTAAATTTGGTTCTACCTCACCTGGAGAAACATAAAGATGTCGGTCAGTATGCAGACCGGCATTGTTGACAATCTTGACTCTACCACTAAGATATCGCTGCGTCGGTTTTCTTGCGTCTGCCATATTTTATTACGCCGTGGTATTTTCAAGAATACTTGCCAGGAATTCCATCTGAAGTGGTGCGACTAATCCACCAGCAGTTGAAACTCCAACATAAACTGTGATAGTGTTTATAGTCGTAGCGCCAATTCCAGTTTGAATACCAGCAACTGGATCTGTAGGTCTTGGATATGCATGTTCTGATGAATTATTATCTTGAGTACAGGTAAATACCAAAGAGGAGGTGGCAATACTTACAGTATTGGAAGTTGTAAGTCCATGAGAAGGTATAGTGAGAACTAAATTACCAGTCTTGCCACTGTATTCTGCCGTGGTTGGCGTATATTTTGTACCATTATTATCTGTAATAGACTCTGCTTTAGAACGAACAAAGTAATGGATGGCAGGGTTGAATATATGAACGTATCCAAGAGAACCACCAACGAATGTCGTGAATGTTTTTGAAACTCCTACACCACCAGTAATGCTATCAACAGTATAAGACTGTTGGGGATCTGGAAATATAGTTGTCGTGATACCTGTGCTTCCAAGACAAGTGAACGCAAGTCCAGCAAGAGTGATTTGATCCCCCGCTTCAAATCCGTGTGGGTCCATCGTTGTGACTGTAGCCACACCAGCAGGTTCGTGGTATTTGACATCGTAAACTGTGCCTATACCAGTCTGGTTTGCGGTTATAAACAACCTATCAAGCGTGGTAGCAGTCTTTTCTAACACTAATCTACCATCAATCAAGATGGCAGCATCATTAGGTGGAATCTCAATATCTTTGATTACTCTAATATCTCTTTGATTACCCGTACTTCTTGATTCTCTTCTATGAATTAAAGTTGCTGTTGGATAAGTTCCGACTCCAACATTAGCAACTTGTGCGTACAGCAAAATCGCAGACGTTCCTGTAGGAACTTCATAAAGTTTTTGCTCCCCTGGTGCGACAGGGACAGCAAGCGTAAGAAACTTATTGACTGGTGCGACTGCCATCTTATGTTATTATCCTCCCAGTGCCAATATCAATGGTGTAAGGTTTGCTTGTATCGCTCTGTTGAAATCTCTTCCAGAAATTGTTGAGGTTGTTTGGTCAATGACCAATCCCTGACCGATTCTAAAGTTACCTTTTTGATCGGTGCTTGTGAATGGAATTTGTCCACCATTGATAGCGACAATTTCATTCTCAGGAATAGGTTCTCCACCCTGGAAGGGGTTTGCTCTATTTATGTCCGTACCCGCACCGACGTATTCAAAGGAGTGCGAACTGGTGATGATGCGACTGAGGCGACGGAAACTCATACTTACACCAGTTCCTACAGAATAAGGTACGAATTCATTGAAGGTAACGGTGGATAATCCAGTGTTAGTAGTAGGTTCAGTCGCCCTATCAACAGTGAATAAAATTGGGTCAGTGACTGCTTCTGCTGCTGCCCCACCACTACCAGAGAATGTAAGTGTGATGTTCTGCTGATTATTTCCATTACCGGCAGGTAAGAAGTTTCTACCACTAGCAATAATATCAACAGAGCTTACAGTTCCAGCAGCACTAACATTGGCAGATAGTTCTGCTAAAATTCCCTCTGGACCAAATGGTTCAGATACAACAACTGCTGGAGGTGCCGACTGACTGTATCCCGATCCACCATTCGTAATTTTAATACTTCTAATTACTCTCAAGGGTTCAGTAACAATACCAGTCTTTGTTCCAGTATCAGAGTAATCATCAAGGTTTATCTTGAAGAAAGCACCTTGACCGTCAAATGGTTTTCTAACAGCAGCATCCTCATCACGAACACCAAATACTTGGAACGTATCAACGTCTGCCAGTTTAGTACCTGTGGTGAGACCAGTGAATTCGTCTCCACTTGTACCATCAGCGAAGAGACCGAAGATACCGAAAGAAGAGTTGGAGTTTGTAAGGTCACACTGACCACCACTACCAGCAAAGATAGCAATCTTGGAGTTGATTGTGAAGATAGAAACCAACTGAGCATATCCTTTATTGGTCAGTGATACACCAATACCATTCTGATTGTATTGAGTATATGAGTCAACAACCATACTCTTAAGGTCTTGTCCAAGGTTATTTGTACCGCTGAATGCAGCGTTAGCAAGATTTCCATCAACTCTCATACCGACGCTATCGGTAGCAAAGTTGGTACAGTTGCGGACATATGGTGATCTCCATCTACCACTTGGACCTTCATTGGCAGGTCCTGGAGCAACATATCCACTGTTCTGATTGGCAGTCAGTGGTGGGAAAGCAACCATAGCACCAGTGTATCCGGTGCCTACACTGTTACCAGCAAAGTTCATGTTCTCAATGAGACAACCACGTCTGACATGGAACAAGTCTTCTGCTGGGTTGTTAGGAACAACGGTTACAAGTCTCAAGTCCTGACCAGAGATGGAAACATCAGTTCTAAGTCCAATAGGATTATTTTCAAAGTATGTTCCTGGTCTTACATATATGGTGTCTCCATCCAAAGCAACTGCTGCTGCTCCACCAATTGTAGCTTTAGCATCACCTTCAAGTAATCCAGTGTTTGAGTCATTTCCATCTTTAGTGACATAAAGAATATTCGTCGTCTCAACACCAGGTGGTCTCCATGATACACCAGTTCCAACTGAAGATAATCTATAATCAGTCTTACCAGTGGCAACACTACCATTAATATCAATCAGAGAATTGTTTAGTTCTAATGTTCCATCAATAACAGTGCTGCTATCAACTTTAAGGGTATTGTGGATTGTGGTTGCACCACCAACTGTCAATCCGCCACCAACAATAACGTTATCTCTTGCTGGGTTATATCTAATTCCACTATCAATTCTTACAGTTTCAATACCTGTGGATACGGAGTTTTCAACAAAAGGAATGAAGAATTCTTGATCTGTGAGAGTCTGAACAGTTTCAATAAATGACGAAATTCCCGCTCTAGCAGCGTTTGTTGAAAACCCTGCCTCTGTGGCAAATCCAGATTGTTTTGCAAATGTGGAGAAACCCGCAATTCTAGCAAATGTGGCAGCACCTGAAACGGTAGAGAAACCAGATTGATTAGCAAACGTAGCGATACCAGCGACAGTAGCAAATCCTGCCTGACTAGCAAAAGTAACGATACCTGCTCTTAAAGCAAAGGTAGCAGTTCCTGATACTGTGGAGAATCCTGACTGATTAGCGAAGGTAGCAATACCAGCAATCGTAGAGAATCCAGTTTGATCAGAACGAGACGCTACACCAGCAATTTGAGCAAATGTAGCAGCAAAAGCAATTCTTGAGAATGTAGATATCCCAGCAACTTGAGCAAATGTGGCGGCAGCAGCAACAGTTGCAAACCCTGATCTTCTAGTAAATGATGATATACCGGCAAGTGGAGTAAATGACGCAGCAAAAGCTACTGTAGAGACTCCAGCATTATGTGCATAGACTGCCGTTGTAGCAGTACCTGTGATGAGATTATTATGAACTCTTAAAGGAGCATCAATCCTCACAGTATTGCTGAATGTTGCGACACCAACTACACCAATATTGTTTCTGAATAATGCAAATCCATCAACATCCAGAGGAACTTCTGGTGATACTTTGTTGATACCTACATTAACTGTCGTATGAATACCAGAATTGTTTTTCTGCCAGTGGTCTTTGATACGAATATCAACAGTGGTTCCATTAGCAGTGGCATTAACTAAATCACCACCACTATCAGTTCCAATCAGGTTCATTGTGGTGAATGAACCAACACCAACTAATACACCTTCATTTTGAACAAAGAATCCATCAGTCTGAGCATCCGGTGCGGCATTGACCCAGCGAATACCATTGACATCACGAGAAAGATAGAATCCATTGGATCCTTGATTATTAACAGAGTCAAAAATGTTGCCGATGACTCTAATTTCAGTAAGATCAAGATCCCTTTCAGGCAGTGTACTACCTATACCTACACTACCAGCACGAGGACCTGAAGCGAATCCTACAAGATGCTGTGTTCCATCTTCATTGGTAAGTTCAAATCTTTCGCGAACTGTCGCAATACCAACATCAATTTGATCTACATCAAGTGATCCAGTTACATTTACATCCGCAAGTGTCGCAGTAGATGCTACAGAAACTGTGTTCTGAAATTCTGAGGCACCGACAAAAGTTGAAAGACCTGAAACATACAGGTTGGCAATATTTGCTTGCTTCGTTATATTAATATCTTCTACAGTAAGATCCGTTCCGAATCCTACAAAGTCATAGTAAAGCGTTCCGTAAATATATACGTCTTTTAAAAACTCAGCCTTCTGAGTAAATGTTGATTCGTTATTAAAAACTTGATCTGACATTAGAAGAGACCGCCTATTGCTCCACCAACGAAACCACCAACAGGACCACCGATGGCACCACCAACAGCATTACCAATGAATGACCCATCAATTCCCACTTCACCACTTAAGAAATCAGTTCCTATCTGCGTTCCTGTGTAAATTCTACCGATGAATTGCTCCAAGAGAGGAGTTCCATTTCCACTAAGAGCTCTTACAGAATGATAATTTGCTCTTATTTGAATATCATTTGATATCAAACGGATCCTTTTACCAGCAACTAAATCAAGATTCTTATCAGCATTGACAATTATATTTGCACCAGATACAGTTACATTACCGTTTCTGTCTGCCTTTATATTAACGTTACCTCTTCTTGCTTGGATGTTAATATCAACGCCTTTATCTTCATTATATTCACCGGCAGCGATTTCAATACTCTTATCACTATGAATTTTAAGAGCACCAGACTCACTGAATCTTATTGACGACTTGAGGTCCTGGTCTGTTACACCATAGAGTTGATAGACTTGTCTTCCATCAATACCCATTTGTTGGTCATTGACGTAGATACCAAATTTTGGACCGTAGAGTTCGGCAAATGATTGTGTGAATACTTTTGGTTCTGCCATCTTATACGATACAATCTATGACTTGAGTTACTTCTTCCTGTGGTGGTCTCTTTCCAAGTTTAGGAATGAGAATAGCACCACTACCACTTACACTTGTAATAGTAATCCTTGGTAGTTCAGTTACATCTACAGTATTTATGGGAGTTACCCGAATGATTGCTCCACCAACTATGTCCATATCATAGAGGTTTCCAAGGTTATCAGATACGATATCATCGTCAGTGAATCCAGAACCTGGATTAATAATATCAACCTTAGTTACTACCAGAGGTTCTACTTCTTCTACTGGATAATTTTCACCAATAGATGACATGTAGATCTTATCTATCTTACCATCCTTAACTGTTGCTCTGGCGATAGCACCATATCCCTGATTACAACTGTCCACAACCTGGACAAACGGTGGATACGTGTACCCATTTCCAGGATTTGTTAATTCAATATCAATGATGCTTGCTGTTCCAGTACCAAAGTCTGGGAATCCAAAGAGTGGGGCGGCAGCAGCGCCGTCTCCCCCACCACCAAAGATGTTGATTGTTGGTGGTTTACAGAATTGTGGTGGTCCAGTATAACATCCACCTATATCACTAGCAAATCCAGGTTTCTTAGAGTCTGGATTGAATATATCAAAGGCACCAACCACACTCTTGACACCTTCAGCAACATCTTGAACACCCTCAAAGTCAAGTCCTGCCACATTAGCAATATTGGTAGCGACATTGGCAATATTGGCATTATCAATAATACCTCTCAAGTCAGTTGGGTCATTGAATGCTGGTCCAACACCCAAAATAGATTTACATGGACCCATCGCATCCTTCTCTTTCTCATCGTTACAACCAGCAACACCAATCAGACCAAGTAAACCACCGATGGTGTTTCTCATCAAGTTCTCAACGAAAGCTCCGGGATTTTCAAAGGAGTTGATGAACTGCATAATCTTATCAAGTCCACCAAGGGCAGCACTCAATCCATCTGCTGCCTGACCTATAATGTCATTAGCAAGAACTCCAATCGTTTGATCAGCGACACACTGTACAAAATTGTCAACATTGTCAACGATAGATCCAAGCAAACTTTCTACGGTATCTCCAATCTTGTTTAAAATTGAGTTAACGATACAGGGCAATTGATCCTGTAAAAATTTAATTGGGATTGCCATTGCTTGCTGTGCGGCGAGACCTGCTGCCCTAGCAATCGGATATGACCCTGTTGCTGCTAGTACTAAACCAAATACTTTTTGATAGAGCATCTCAAGTCCCTTCTTCATCAAAGGAATTACTTGCTCAGCAAAATCAACTACCATCCCATTAACAAAACCAGACGCCAAACCCTTAACTTGTTCCGTTCTAACCTTGATTTCTTGCTTAATCCAGTCTTTTACAAACTCAGAACCTTCATCAAAGTCTGCTTTTATTCTCTTCACCGAATCACTGAATTGCTCAACAGCATTTTTAATATCTGTAAGTTGTTGACTTCCCTTTGCGTCTTTGGAACTGTCATTGCCACCACAAGGGTTTGTAATTTTAATTCCATCAGCAGATGATATTACTGGAGCATCTGTTTTGGTTGTGTCTTTACTCTGTGGAGATGGTTGTTCTTGAATATCTGATGACTCGGAATCTGTTCTCACCTTCGCAGAAGGTGGTTCCATCACCTTATTATATCCAGTGAAGTTTCCGAAAGGAAGCACTTCACCACTCTTTGCTGCATACTTAGAATTCCCCAAAGCACCCATAATAATAGGTTGCTGAGCATTATCACCATCAAGGAAAAAACCTATTACAGTATCACCCTGATTAAAGTGAATAGTTTTGGACATACCACCAGAACCAGTTCCAGTTCCTGGAGGACGCATTACGATTGCCCATGGAAGATCTTCGTCGGAAAGTTCAGCAGTGGTGTAGGGGTGGTATCCCATGATACGCACCTTGTATCTACATCCCCAACCGTTTTCACCGTCTTGAGTTTCTGTGGCAGAGAATGGTGCGATCTGTCCTAACCACCAAGTGAATCCATCTCTGCCTAAAAAATTAGTATTAAAAGAAAAGTCGTCCATTAGGTTTTAGGTATTCCGTGTGTGTCTCTTATTAACTTCATTGATGTAATAGATTGGTCTTTATTGAAATGATGACACAACTCTTTAATCATATATAGACCACTCAACTCAGGGTCATTTTCCTTACTTTCAGATGATGTTTTGGGGAAATTACATTTAATTACATCACCAACTTCTAGATTTGTATTGCATGGGACCTGAATATTTAAAGTCTGCATGAACAGTAAGTTGTATCTCATGACTGATTGCCGTTGATTTTCAAATCCACTGGCATTTACTGCAGGCAAAGTAGATCCATTTTGAGGAACATAAGCGTCTTTTTCTAAGGTTCCCACATCAGCAACCATTGAAAGTATTCTACTTGGCAGAGTAGTAAGTTCTTCTGCTCCCAAAATCTTTGGAACTTCAAAATCCTCACCAAGTTTGACTCTAGGTTGTTTCTCTTGAATACTAAATTTACCTTTCTCTACACCAGAATAATTTCCTGTTGAGGGATCAAACTCAGCAAAGAAAGAGGAGTACATCCCTCGTTTCAGCTTTGAAATCAAATCATGATTTAGAGTAATTGTGTAAGTCAATATCATATCATCTGAATATTCAAGGGGAGTGTTTCCCACAGATTTAAAAGTATATTCAGACTTTGGAGAATTTTTGCCTGCTTCTATCAAAGATGATATAGATTTGAATTTAAATCCACTCCGTGTTTGATAGAAAAAATATCCTGCCTCCTTATTAGCATCAACTGCTTTTGATGCTAACCACACTAATATATTGAATGGTTTCTTCATATTACCCATGAAACCATATTGATTAGATGTTTGATCAGAATCAACTAACTCTGCCGAAAGTTTATCCTTGACAATTTTTTCAACAGAATCTGCTATTGTAAGATCTCTTGGAAACCTTTCATGCACTCTTATAAATTCATTTGTTAAAGATTCTCTTGATGTTAAATCAAGCACTATGATTTCTCTTTGCCCCTCTTTCATTGCGGAGGATATTTTAGAAACGTAAAAGTACGTAGTCCCAGTATTAAAATCAAGAGCAGGATTTTTATCACTACCAGGTGGTTTCCCAAAAGGTTGAATTTTTATTCCTATTCTCTCACCACCTCTTAATGGCAAACCACTATACAGAGATTCCTTCTTACCATCTGAACTTTTATCTGATACGACAACGTTGCCACCATCAACTATAACAAGTTTAGCAGTTATCGTTGGAGAAAATAAATCCTCATAATAATTGAAACTAATTACACCCAATCTGATATCTACCGTCTTCTGAGGATTGAATGATGATTCAATTGTAAATACCTGATAATTTGCAGTATCTTGAGCTTTTCCTGACATTATCCTAATTGAGTAATTTGTATCTGATCAAAGAGTTTTCGTGCTGCTGCATTAGTATTTACACTAGCAATATTGAAAGGCACTGTGCTTCCAGACTTATCATCATTTTGTGGTGGTTGAGGTGGAGGACTTTGAGTACCACCATCAACTATAACAGTGTTACTGCCCCCAGTATCCATATTTTTAGCAATTTTGGTAGCTCTATTGGCATTATTAGATTGATTGGGGAAATTTAATAAGTCAAGTATATTATCTAAAGGACTTGGGTTTTGATTTGGATTAGTCTCTGGATTCGTTTGTGGTTCTGTCTGATTTGGTATGGTGGTTTTATTATTTGGTGAAGTTGTCTTAGGAGCTCTTTTACCAATTTTTAAATATTGGACATATGGATTTGGATCAACGTCACTACCAGCAGCACCACCCTTTGTCCTCACCTCAAACTGTAAGTGAATTCCAGTTCCTACTCCAGTATCACCAATTTCACCAATTATTTGACCATTATATTGTTCACCTTGTTTAACATTGACATTTGCCAAATGAGCAAATAAGAAGTCTAAATTTCCAGAGTTGATTATAACTGTTTTTCCATATCCTTGTAAATTACTTACAAGAGATACCGTACCTGTCATTCCAAAAGCAACAAAGAATCCTTTTTGTCCTGAGGTTCCAATATCAATTCCAGCATGATGTCTTCCATGAAATTCCGAATATCCATAACCAGTTGTCCTACCAACAGGACCATCCCCAGCACCCTTTGTCATCAAATTTTTCAGTGGGACAACATTAATTAATTCGGATTGAACATTAAGTGATTGGTTCTGTTGCTGTTGTTGTTCTTGTTTTTCTTTGAATTCTTGCTGCAGTTGAGCATTTTCTTCAGGGTCTTCTCTAAATGTTGAAAATTGCTGTTCACCTTCCTGCTGTTGTTGCTGTTGTTGTTCTTGATTTTCAGAACCAGGTAATTGAAAATTTGAAATATCAAATCCCATTCTTGTGAGCATGGTTTGAGTATCTTCAGTCAACATCAAAAGTCCTCGATCAAGAGATGATCTCATTCTTGAGATAGATTCATTCATTTTATCAATTGATATATCCATAGATTTTTTCATATTCTTAAAATCAAAATTGGATATACTGGTAAGAACCTCACCCATACCAGTTCCAAAAGACGTGAATAGTGAGATTGTCCCACTTATAAAACCATCAAGAATACCTTTATACTTTTGAAGTCGTTTACTTAATCCATCAGCAAACTTAATAATCCTTGGAAGATTAACAACTGCCCAACCAATCAAAATGTTTCCAAGGTAATCCATGATTCTACCAAAGAAACCTTTAGTGCTCTTCATAGCACCTGTCATAGTGCCTCTCCTAGCAACTCCTTTTGAAGTTGATGCCTCAATCAGATCTTCCCTCTCCCTTCTTCTAACAGACTCTCTTCTCATTTGGAAGAATTTGGCACTGTCAGCGATACCTCTCCTTTTTTGTATATTGGTTTCTCTGAGAGATTTAGATATGCTTTCAGCAGATTTTCTTGTACCGAGAACTGAATCTTGAAGTCTACTCAATGACTTCTGTATTCCACTTAAATTTCTTCTAGAATTATTAGCGAATGACATCAGACACCCATGCCTCCGATGTTATATTGAATAAGTGAATGTAGCATGTATGGATTATCCATGTTGCCACTGGAGATACTTACTAAAGTATTTCCAGTACCAGATCCACCAGAAGTAGGAACTTCAGTGGTTCCTCCACCATTACTAGATCCATTAACTACGACAGTGTTTGATTTATCTTGATCTGCTTTTAAATCCGATTCACTCTTTGTCAATTTTTCAAATATAAATCTAGCACCATCACCGAGATCTGGAATACCAAGATCATTTAAATTTTGATTCAGATAAGGTATGCTCATACCCGATCTTGAATACATATCACCAAAGAATGAACTGCCATACATGGCACCAGCAATTCTCGCACCTGGTATTGGTATCGGAGATGTTAAAAATGCACCTAAAGCACCACCTAAACCAGAGACTAAACTCTGGTCAAAGTTTTGTCCCAACAGTGCATTCAATATCGCAATGTTTCTTGTGCCTCTACGAAGGTTACTAAGAGCTCCTCTCAACCCTCCCGAAGTGGGGTTAGGTGTGGGACCACCTGTAGGTCCACCTGAGGAACCACCTGTAGGTCTACTTGTAGTGGTTCTGGGTGGAGGTGCTGGAACTGGTGGTACTTGTTTGATTCTTTGCGCCAAACTAGTTAATGCACCAGCAGCAAGAGAAAAAACAAGATTGATTGGTCTCATCAATAAATTTCTAAAGGCAAAGGTGCCTAATCTTGCGGTGAGTCCAGTTAATGTTCTAAGTGCTAATACAAATCCACCATTGAGTCCAAGGAATATAGCACCAGCAATTGCCAAGTCGGTTTTTATTCTATCAAATAAATTACCAAGACTTAACTTTCCTTCAGATGACAAATCACTGACAACTCTCAGAATACGATTGCCCAGAGTTCCAAGTAATAATATCTGAAAAAATCTACCAAGATTAAATAAAGATTTTCGAGCAGCACCACCGACTTTCTGTAGTGGTTTAGCAAGAGCAGATTGTATTTTTTTCTCTAATAATCCTTCCTTTCCCTCTCTTAATCTCTGCTCCGCTAATATTCTTTGCTGCTTATTTTCTTCTGCTTGCTTCCTCTGCTCAAGAGTGCTTGATTGTTGGATTTGAGTTGATATTGTTCTAAGAGAATTGCTTACAGCAGCAATTTGATTTGTAACTCCAGTAAGACTGTTATTTACGCTTTGTATCGCTATTTGATTTCTTCTTAATGCTAAAGCAGTCTGGGGATCAGGACCCGGTGCTTGCTGCTCTGGACGCCCCAATAAAGCGTTAGCAGGAATTACATTCCTTCTAACTTGCATTCCCAGTATTGGCGATGGTAACTCAGCCATTTAATCCAGATTGTTGTGCTTTGAGATTTTCTTCTTCAATATATTGTGTTAAGAATGTGAGATAGACTTCTCTCTCCCACGGTATCATGTTTTCAATCTCTGTTAATGAGTATTTATGATGCTGAATCAAGGCAAAATTTGTTTTGAAGTATGACTCAAGGTCTTCATGAGCCATACTCACGCGAAAAAAGCGTTTAGTCCCTCCAAAAGGATTTCGTTATCAACGCCAGTATTAGGATTTTTCACCTTGACTGTATGGGACAACTTGGGCATCGTTTCAAAAAACTTTTCAATCTCTTTGAATTGCTTAGAACTTAACTGCTCAAGAAACTCAGACATTTCTTTTTTGGTGCAGTCAGATGCAGACCAGGATTCTTCCTCATTAAAGACCTGCTCAACGCATGAGGCAATCAGATCAAAAGTCCCCTCAACAGTGATTTCCTCTCCACTGAAATTAGTTTTAACAAACTCACCCATGGATGGATATTTCATTCTAAGAGTTAGTTCATCATCAAGAACAATATCTTTCTTGTGATTTTTATCAGTATGAACTTTAATATCATCAAGAGAAATGACAGTTGGGACTTGCGTCTCACCATCATCAGGACAGGTCACGAGAACTTCAACATCTTCTCCAACCGACTTACCTCTGATGTTGAGGAAGACGTATTCGATATCAAAGGTCGCAAAGTCATCAACCTTGACACCACGAGTGATGATACAGTTTTTGATAACATCTTTAACTGCCGTGGCAATCTGAGTTTCATCCTCACTTTCCATGGCAACAATAAGAACCTTCTCTTCACGAACTAGGAAGGGTCTGTACTTAATCTTCTTTCCAGACGAAGGCAATACCAACTCATATGTTGGAGTAGAAATCTTTGGTAAAGGCATGATATGTCATTCAGTATTTTTATTTATTAGACATTAATGAAAGTAGAACCGTCTAAGTTTGTCTGAGTTCCTTTAATAATATCAGATGCTTCACGCCTAGTGCCAGCACCTCTCAATCCCTCTCTGGTAGTTCCTGCTATAGGAGTGGTTGCATCTCTTTCAAGAGCTGCCTCCAATTGTGCTTGATCTGCATTCTGAGGAGCAAGTTGTGGAAGTCTATTACCTTCCCTACCTCTTGCTACGGAGAAACTATCATATTTGCCCATGAGATACCTATCAAAACTGAATGTAGCAGTTGCCTTCAAAACTTGAGACTGTTCATACTTAACTGGAGTTGAAGTAAGATCAAGAGGAAACAACCCAATAAATTTATATTCTAACTCTTCATTATAATCTCTGTCAAATTTAATAATTTTTGTCTCATCACATTTGTAAGTATCAGGATACTCCATTCTAAAATAATAATCTTTATTAGATTGACGATTATCTCTTGATGTTGCTCCATTAGCAATGAACTCCATCCAGTGCTCAAGGAACTTCAAAGTTTTATATTCATTATCTACATAGAATTCAAGTTGAATCTGGGTGAATAATCTTGTATGTGCCATCTTTTCAGAGACACCTACATGATTGCCAATTATATCTGCTGTGGCAAGTCTACTTCCAGGAAGAAGTGCGCTACTACAGAGTAATCCTGAAGTCTCTGTAATAAATCTACTGTCAAGACCTCTCACTCTGAGATGTTGTCTCAACATAAGAGGTAAACCAGCAAAGAATACCTGATAGTGAGAAGTCTGTGCGAGATTGGTGAAGGTTGGTTTGAAGTCTGATATTCTGCGAGGTCTTACCACTCTAAATACCTAATATGATTCTGTTATTATTATTTAGATGGCATATAAGGGTAAATATTCACCGTCGTATCCTAGAAAGTATAAGGGAGACCCTACAAACATTGTATATCGTTCCCTCTGGGAGCGCAAGTTCATGGTTTACTGTGATTTGAATGAGAATATTCTTGAGTGGGGCAGTGAAGAAATAGTCATGCCCTACAGATCACCTGTTGATGGTAGAGTACATCGTTACTTCCCAGACTTTTACATCAAAGTAAAAGAATCTACGGGTAGAATCAAGAAGATGATTATTGAAATCAAACCTAAGAGGCAGTGTTCCCCACCATCAAAACCTAAGAAGCAAACAAAAGGATATCTTCGTGAAGCATATGAATATGCCAAGAATCAAG